GCATTATTTGCACCTGCACCAACAGATAAGTAAGAATCATCATCTACTCTACCTAATCTTAATTGGTCTGCTGCTGAGTCATTTCTAATATGTAGCTTACTTGCAGGTGAGGTTTCTCCTATACCAACATTTCCTGATGAGTCTATTCTCATTTTTTCTACATTGTTTGGACTAAATACTATGTCATCTGATATTGCACCAATCATAGCTCCAAAAGTACCTGAACCATTATCAACAATATTTATATATGAACCTGCATCTGTGCTTTCAAAGTTTGCAACAATATTGCCAGTTCCACTATTAACATGAAGTGTCCTATCAGGTGAAGTTTCTCCTATACCGACATTACCTGATGATGCAACTCTCATTTTTTCTGCATCTGAAATCATAAATAAAACTGCACCTGCATCTTGACATCTTAATCTTAATGCACCAGTTCCTCTATGTGCTAAATCAGTAATAGCATTTGCACCACTATTTCTAATAAGTCTTGCACCATAATCTGTATATGTTGTATCTCCTACTAAATCAATAAAAGATGCAGCATCTGCTGTTCTATTAGCACCAATATTTATACTTCTATTAATGTTACCACCATACATATCAATAGCACCACTACTATAAAACTTCATAGCTTCTGTGCCACCTGCTACTAATCTTAATTGATCTGATGCTACTTCATCTATATAAGTATTACTACCACCATCAAAGTAAAGTTGTTTAGTAGCTTGTAATGTTACATGGTGTTGAAAGTGAAATGTACCACTACTATTGACAACCAATCTATTAGCAGTACCATTTACATCATATAAACTTAACTGATTTGTGCCGCCACCTGCTGTAAGAATAAAATCTGAATTATCTGTTGCCAATCTTAAATGTGATCCTTTAGTTGCACCAGTTTCATGAATAGTTAAATAATTATTACTTGGTGTATATGCCATACTTTCACTACCATCAGTCGCTGTTAGGACATTACTTCCATCAAAAGTAAGATTAGATTCTACTGTTGCTTCATCTGAATCTTTGAAAGTAAGAACACCATTAGCAGTTGAACCATCAAAAGATATACCACTACTTGTTACATAGCCATAAGAAGTAATCTTGTCTTGTATTGCAGCAGAAGTCATTAAAGAAGTGTCATTGTCTGCAAAGGATTCACTTCCTGTTTGGATTGCACTAATACTTACACTATCTAATAATAAAGTTGTGATATGTGTTTTTGAATCTCCTGCATCTACTTTAAATACTACATTACCACTACTATCTTTTGCTCTAAAATCTATATCATTACCACCTTGATTGTGCATTGTGTAGCCACCATATAATAAAATGTAATCTACATCATTTCTTTTTATCTTCAAGTGATGGTCAGTTGAAGTTCCTATAGTACCAAAACTATCATCAGATTTTATAATCGTGGTAACAGTGTTTGTAGTATCTGTTACTTTGAAAAATGGTGTAGAAGCATCAGTAAAATTTATATCTCCAGTAAAAGCAGGACTTGCTAAGGTTTTGTTAGAAAGTGTTTGTGTAGATGTTAATTGAACAATATCGCTATTTGTAATTGATGCTATCTTTGTAGCAGTATCTGCATTACCTTCTAAAGCTGCTACTAATGTTCCAGTAGATATAGTTAAATCTCCTGTAGCACTTGGTGTTGATGTTGTTGTACCTAAGGTAAATTTATCAGCAGATTCGTCCCATATAATTGCTGCATTATCTCCAGTGCTACCTCGTTCTATGATCAATCCTGAATCGTTAGCATTAGAACCTGCTCCACGATTTAATCCAATAATATTATCTGATACATCTAAATTGGTTTGATTCACAGTAGTCGTTGTACCATTTACTGTTAAATCCCCTGATAAAGTAATACTTGCCCCTTGTGTTGTACCAGTTAAGGTTGGGGCAGCTAAAGTTTTGTTTGATAAGGTTACTGAATTACTTAGAGTTACATCTCCTGATGCTGTTAGATCAATAGCACCATCACCTGCATCATCATAGGCAGCAGATAAATTAGTATGACTTGCATTGGTAACCAACATAGCACCAACTGTATCTTGTATATATTCTTGCAAAGTATCTGAACCAATAAATAATTCAGTAGATACTTTAACCTTGTTAGAAGCAATCTGTAAATCTGATGCAGTCCCATCTCCATCATACAATGTACGAAGTGTACCATCTATTCCCCCAGTTTCTCCTGTGTGGATCAGTTGTACATACCCCTGATTTACAGGTGTATTACCTATATTTGTATTACTACTCAATGTCTAATTCCTTATATAAATCTTTATCTTTCATTCGTTTATGACCTCTACCGATGTCATCTGAAAATATGGCAGGTTTGCCTATGAGTCTTTTGAGTTTATTAGGTTTATCACAATCAAAATAACCAACTTCTGAACAATCTTTGTATTTTTCAGCAGTTATGGATTGTTGTACCTCAAATTCTTTTCCACAATCGCATTTATAATCGTATAATGGCATCTAAATCTCCTTCAAATTCTTATTTAATGGTAATATAGGGCTAACCGAAATTAGCCCCATATTTAACCGATTTTCACTTATCCTAAATTATGGATTTGTGAAGTTCACAACACCTAATGATGTTGAGTTAGCAGCATGTGATAATGCTGCACCGAATAGTACATCTGCTACAACTGAAGTTGCTAAGTGATCAATATCGTATGATGATTGAACTCTTGGTGCTACTTGCTGTGCAAAGTAAACAGATTGTCTGTTAAAGATCGTTGCAGTTTCGTCATTTGAACCACCATCGTCATCCCAATCAGTAGAAGGAAAAACATTCAAGCCATAAGCTGACATTATTTTACCTTGTGCGTGTGGGGCTGCTCCATCTCCTCTAACATTAGCATCTGTAAAGTCGCCTAATGATAGTAAAGACATATAAGAAGCAGGTGAACAATATAAGTAGTGTTCGCCATCTGTGTAGTCAAATCCTGCATCAAGCAGTTTCTGTAAACCAGTTCTAATTAATGCAGTTGTAAATACATTGTCAGAACTTAAAGCAGTATCGTTACCTGAAGCAGATTGTAAAATATCTACTGCAAGGTAGTTTTCTACTTTTTTAGCTAAAGCATAACCCATTGATTTTGCATAAGCACCAAATAGGTCAGCAGATTCTTGAACTCTTACGATGTCCTCGATTCTTTTAGCTTCGTAGTGATGTTGATCAACTGTTAATTGGATCACACCATCTGTGTTATTTTGATAAGTTACTGCAGTTCCTGCAGACTTAGCAGCAGCAGTATCTTCTGCTACTTTAGGGATATTTAGAATGTCTCCACCCTCAGCTAACATACTTGAGAAATCAGATACTTGATTACGAAGAACGAATTTTCTTTCTGCATAGTCAAGGATAGCATCTCTCCACATCTCAGGTATAAAATTAGCAGCTGTAGTTGTTGTTACATTTCCATCAGCCATTTTTTACTCTCCTTTTAAGGTTTTAATTTCTATAGCCATCTACTATCTGTTTCCAAAGTTTAGGGTTCTTTCTTGCTTCTTGCCTGTCTTGTTCTGACAAATCAGACCATTTGCTATTTCCAGCAAACTTACCACTTGAAGTAACCTCTTTGGCATCAGATATTTGCACTTTTTTATTTCCCAATCTTTCAATGTGCTTTTCCAACTTAATTGTTGGCAGGTCTACATAGATTTCTTGTTCTTCATCTGAAAGTTGGGACAGCAGATGTTCTCTTCTTTGTTTTTCTTGAATCTGAAATTGTTCAACTACAGGTTTTAACTGTGAGTTTTCTTCCTTCATCTTTTCATACAAAGATTTAAACTCCTCTTTTTCTTCAAGTTGTTTTTGTTCTTGAAGTTTGAGGTTCTCTTTGAGTTCCTTCAACTCAGCTTCTGCTGCTTGGCTTCTTTGTCTGTATTTCTTGCTTTCTGCAATTAAATTACCTACTTCTGATTTTGCATCAGTATTTTCCTGTGTAGGAGTTTCTGCTACTGCTTGTTCTTCTACTTTTACATTTTCTTCGGACATTCTGCCCTCCTATTTTATTATCGTTGTTTTGGATACATACTTTTTAATGTTTCTATCCAAAAGTTCTTTGCCGAATCTCTCGGCTATAAATTCTTTGTTCTTGTTAGACAAATCATAGATGTCATATCCTCTTTTCTGATTGCCTAATACTATTTCCCCTCTATCATAAGTAATGATTGCAGTATCAGTCTTTCCTGATCCTCTCATACTTCTAAGGGTTCTACCAGTTAATCTCATATTGACAAAAGAGGTTTGAGTGTCGGTTGCCTGGTTTCTAAATGCTTTAAGTTTATTTCCAGTTCTACCTCTCATACTATTTGCTTTGTATTTTTTGTAAGTATCATTCTTGTATGAGAATCCACTTTTATCATTTTGAAACTTACCTTTACTTGCATCTAAAGTAATTTTATCAATAGCATCTTGTGCCAACTTTGTCATTACTTTAGAATTAGGTTTGACTACTTGATCTATTCTCACACTCTTACCCAATCGTGTCTGCAGTTGTATCCACCTCTATTGCTAAAATCAATATATCCTAAAGCATTGATTTCTTCTCTTGTTAATGGTCCTTCTTGTAATGCTCTTTGACATACTTCTCTTGTTTTGTCATCACTTGGTCCTATATATTGAAACTTTATTTCAGGAAACTCCTCAAATGCTTTTGCTCTTGATGTATTACTAAATCTTGAAAAAGCATCATTAATCAAAAAAGAAGTTTCACTTGAACTGATGTAAGTTCCTACACCAAAGGTTGTATTGATGTTATTCATTATCTGAATATTACTTTCACCAGTTATGATCCCTCTTAGCATCGCAGTCTTTAGTTGATCTGAATACTGCCTTACTCCATTTGTCAAATAAGTCATTTCAAAGTTCTTTAGTTCTTTTAATGCTTCTATACTTGCAACTGATACTTGCCCTAACTCTCTCCTTGATAGTTCTGCAAATACTCTTGCTATCTCATCATCAAAGGTCTTACCAACTCTATTCATTAGTTTGCCAAACCCTAATGCTTCCATTTCTGCAAAAAAGTCTATCTGTTTAGCAATCTGCATAAGTTCAGTATCTGATACTCTACCTAATCCAATAACTAAGTTATCCAATTTGTCAATTAACTGTTGTTGGATATTTTGTATTTCTTTATTGTAGAAATCTAAATTAGCCAACTTGTTCACCTATTCTATCAATGATAGATTGTGTTTCGTCTGCTTCTTGTGGTCTTTCTTGATCTATCTGTTCCACAATGCCTTGTATTTCTTCTTCTTGTAAATCAGGATTCTTCTTTCTTAGATAAGATTGTCTTGTTTCTAAATCATTTTGGAATGCCCAAGAATAGTATTTGATTTCTTCATCAGTACTCATAGGCACTTCTCTTTCAGCAAAATCTATACTGAACTGATCCCCAAGATTAATACCACCTGATACTTCACATATTCTTTTAGCAATTTTAAATTGTTCTTTCTCAAATGGTCTGTAGATTTGTTCTGTATCACTTCTTAGTGCGTCCATTAAATCAAGCTGACTCATTTTTTTTGACAATCCACTCTCTTGAGATTTATCAGCCCAGTTGATTCGTACATTGTTGGATTGTGCAATACTATCTACCATATACTTTGTAGATTCAATCATTGATTGTACATTAGCATTTGGTGTTGCATACTGGAAGTTTGCTCCTTCGGGTAATACTAATGCTTTATCTTGTCCAAAGTTAATTCGTTGTTCAGTATCTAATCCTGTAAAGACTGGTTGTCCTAATTGGAATCTTCCATGTAAAGCTAATTCTGTTAGCATAATGTTAATGGATCGCATACCATCAACAAGATCACTTGCCCCTTCTCTAAAGAAATCTCTTGTAAATGGGTGTCTATGTGCTATGTTAAATGGTAGTATATCTCCATAAGGATTTCTATCATCAGGAACAATAGAAGTAATCTTACCTCTACTGCTAATCATAAAGTGTTTCCCTTCCATATCTTCTGTGTCTTTACTCCAAAACATATATTGTGCATCTTCTGTTCTTGCTTGTAGATGTGATTCTGCTTGATACATAATAGCAAAAGGTTCATCTTCGTTTGGTTTAAAGAATGGTGTAAAGAAATGGATTGGTCTATACTTTAGTTTCTTGTTTACATCGTCCCAATGCGTATAAAGTGCTTCTGTACCTAATAGATAAGTAAGCTGCTCAAATTGTTTCATAAACGAATCTAAATCCCCAATGACTTCGTTGTACTTATCGTTATATCTTACTGGTGCTTGTTGATATACCAATGCTCTCCTTGATATGATGTTTCTTACAAGATTGATATACATCGGTGGAATTTGTGACAAACTATCGCTATCAAAATACCCTTTAATGTCTTGTTCAAGATTGATGCCTTCATAGTAGTCTAACAATCTTTCTCTTTCTTCCATTTCTTTGTTATATCCTTCTTCTATGGTATCCATAAGAAGATCATATAACATCTTTTCTGTTAAATTATAAATTATCATGTTTCATACCTTTTATAAAATTTTATCTCATCAGACTGCATATTTTCCATATATCTGTCTGTGAACTCTTTAATGAGTTCTTTATTTTCTTTGTCCTCTTTTATACTTAATCGGTATCCCCATACCATAGCACCTAACATACTAACTATAACCCCAACACAGAATCCTAAACTAAACTCTACCATTCTATTGCCTTTGCTTGTCCTTTAAATCCATATCGGTAGTCCATTGGATAACACAAAGCATCTAAGAAGTGTGATAAGGTTTCTGTCTTTAATATCTGTCCATTTTCCATAGTACAAAGTTCTAAATCTCTAATAGTGTTCTTACACTTAGGATTAATAAACAAACGATGCTTACCTGTAGCATCTTCTAACATCTTATTCAAAGCATTTAAACGATCCTTTTGAGTTGGATTAGCTTTCTTACTAATAACTGTAAACCCAGCTTCTTGTAATATCATGTGATCTGATTTTGTACTATTACTCGTTCTTGCTTTACCTGCTGGATCAGGATATACTGGCAATCCTCTACCTTTTACTTGCATTAGCTTTGCAAGTTCAAATGTATTTGAGTTCTGTAATCCTATCTCATCAAACACATAAACTTCTCCAGCAGTATTTTCGCACATTAGGATAGCAGTCATATAAGATGCTACCCCAAAGTCGATTCCCCAAAACATTCTTGGAGATTTATCCATTACTTTACAATGGTAATCTCTACTAAAATTATATGCTGCTCTATTTGCAGCAGTAAGAAAACTTGCAAGATATTCTTGCTCAAATGTTCTTTTATCTAAATTCTTTTTGGCATTCTCTACTTCTTCTGAAGAAATAAAGCCACCATCTAATGTGGTAAACTGCCAAGACTTATAATCACTATTCTTAGATTGTCCTTTGACAAATAGATCGTAAAAGTGGTTTTGTACACCTGTAGGAGTTCCTACGAATAGTGCATTACCTTTTGTTTCTGCTAAAGTTGGTTGTATAATCTCTCCCCAAACATTTTCTTTCATATAACTGTACTCGTCCATCACTACCATCGTGGTTGATACTCCACGAAGTGAGTCAGGTTTGTCTGCCCCTTTGAGTTCAATCTTTGCCCCATTACTAAGAGTAATAGATAGTTCAGTTTCATTAATACTGACTTCTTTCTTTGCAAAAATGTCTTTGAGGATACTCCAAGATACCATTTTAGCTTGTCTATATGTAGGAAAGACAATCCATCTTCTTTCATTTGCTTTAAAAGGTTTTGACAATAAAAATAAAATTGAGAAGTAAGACTTTCCCCATCTTCTCCCACATGATAAGATTTTATACCTTGT